TCAAATATTATTGCAAATTCATCATATTCTTGGTGGGGAGCTTATTTAAACACAAATCCTACCAAGAAAGTAATCGTTCCAAAAAAATGGTTTGGTACTGCTTATTCTCATTATGAAACAAAAGACATGCATCCCCAATCATGGATAGAAAAATAATAATCACAGGAGGTTCAGGAATGGTAGGGAAAGGTTTAAAAAAGCTCTACCCAAACGCCATTTATCTTAGTTCTTCTACTTACGATTTAACTGATCAAGAAGATGTCCAGAATATGATAAGATATCATAACCCTGATGTTATAATTCACTTAGCAGCTCGTGTTGGTGGTATTACAGTTAACATTGAACAGCCTTCAGATTATTATGATGATAATGTCCTTATGAACACTTTGCTTATAAATGAATCAAGAAAGCATGGTGTAAAAAGAGTTATTGCGATTTTATCTACTTGCATTTATCCAGACACTCTACCTGACGACCATTACCCTATGAAAGAGGAATACATGCATTTAGGCGCTCCTACTCCTACTAATTTTTCATACGGATACGCAAAAAGGTCAATGGCAGTTCAAATTGATGCTTGCAATCAACAATACAAAACACAATACCAATATTTGACTCCTTGCAACCTTTATGGGTTTGGAGATAAGTCCGGGAAAAACGCACATTTTGTAGGAGCATTAATTGAGAAAATACATAAAGCCAAGATTAATCAAGATGACCATATAATGCTTTTTGGATCAGGAACTCCTCTAAGACAGTTTATGTTGGTTGATGATTTTTGTAATATTATTTTTAAATGCATAGAGGAGGATGTTTACCAGAATATGAACATTGCCATTAAAGATAACTTATCTATCAAGGAAATGGCTAAAATAGCCCTTAAATCGATGGGCGCTGCACATCTTGAGATAAAATTTGACCCAACCAAGCCTGATGGTCAATTTCGTAAAGATGTTTCTATTGAAAAGCTAGAATCTATTTTTCCTAACTGGACACCAACATCTCTAGAGGATGGGATTAGTCAAACTTATAAGAAACAATATCTTTAATTGATTTTCTCGTATTTCTTTCATAATTTACTCTATGGAAGAAAACATTCAACTTGTTAAAGACACAATCGAAAGGGATGATATTGACGCTCTTATTGAGTGGTTGAAAACATACCCTCGATTAACAAAAGGGTCGCTCACTTTAGAGTATGAGAACAATTGGTCAGAATGGCTAGGGTCTAAATATTCTGTATTTGTAAACTCTGGATCATCAGCTCTACTGTTGATGCTCCAAACAATAAAAACTCTATACCCTCTCAAAAATAATAAAATTGTTATTCCTCAATTAGCTTGGGCTACAGATTTATCAAGTGCTATGATACTTGATTTTGAACCAATTTTATGCGATATAAATTTAGAAAATCTTTCTGTGTCAATTCAAGACTTAGAGAAGATTTTTATAGAACAAGAACCTTCTGCTTTAATGTTAGTCTCAGCACTAGGGCTGTCTCCCCACATGGCTGATATTACCACCCTTTGTAAAAAGTATGATGTTATTCTTCTAGAAGATGTCTGCGAATCTCAAGGGACTAGATATAGTTGTAAAAAATTAGGCACTTTTGGATTAATGAGTTCCTTCTCAACCTATTTCGGACATTCTATGAGTGTTGTTTCTGATACTCCAATTCCTTTTTATGATAAAAAAAACCAGTTTAGAATTGAAAATATAAAATATATTTATGATAATTTTAAACCAGAAGAAATAAATATTTTATCTTTTAATCAAAATGATAAAAAGATTTATAAGAGAACTCCTTCTGAAATTATAAAACACAAATTAGGAGATAAAAGAATATTTAGATTAAAACTTAAAAACAACAGGTCAGTAGACATTACTGAGGATCATAGTGTTTTTAAGTTTGAAATGGGGCTTCCAGTTTCAGTTTCAGGAAATAAATTAAAAAAAGGGGATAAAATTATAGTGCCTCAGAAGTTTAATTTTAATAATGAAGAAATAAATAATTTAGATTTTTATTCTTTTTGTAGGAAATATAATTCTACTTTTTTTGTAATTAACCACAATGAAGAAGATTACTGTAATTATAAACCAAAATGGGGGACTAAAGAGTACAGACTTAAAGAAAATTATAAACAGAGAAAACAGCTTCCTTTAGAGTTGGCTAATAATAAAACTACAAACTTAAGAGTCGCGTTTAAAAACACTCCTAAAAACAAGTTTGTCCCACACAGCGTATTAATTACGCCTTCATTTTGTAAAATGGTTGGGTTTTTTATTGCTGAAGGCTCATTTAGAGGAGGAAAAAAAGAGACAGGGCTGTGTTTTACTTTTAATAAAAATGAATATCAATTTATAAAAGAAGTGTTAGAATCTATAGAGAGTGTTTTTGGGATAATAGGATATACATCAACATCAACAAAAGAAAATGTAACTCAAGTTATGTTTGACTCAAAGACTTTGTGTTTTTTCTTTAAATATTTTTTAGGAATAAAATCTGGCGCTCCAAACAAAAGGATTCCAGATTTTATTTGGAATGTAAATACGCAAAATAAGTTGAACTTTTTACATGGATTTCATTTAGGTGACGGGACTTGCGATGAAACTAGAACTGAGTTTGCTAGTTCATCAAAAATGTTGATTAATGACGTTTCTTATCTATGCTCATCTTTAGGAATTAGAGGGTCTACAGGAGTGAAGTGTAAAATTAAAGAATCATATATTAAAGGAAGATTAATATCTCCAAATTTTGAGATTGAAAGTTACAGAATGTATAACACTTTTTTTAATGAAGAGGGAGAGTTGTACCAGAAAAAAGAAGGTAGAAAAACTTCTCTAGTATACGAGGGGGAAGATTATGGGGATTTAATGGAGCTAGAGATTAGAGATATTGAAATATTAAACTCCGATGACCATGAATTTGTTTATGACTTTTCCGTCCCTAATTATGAAAATTTTGTAGGAGGTTGGCAGCCAATTTGTCTTCATAACTCAACAATCGAAGGAGGTATGGTTTGTACGGATGATAAAGAAGTCTATGACACCCTTCTTCAGTTAAGGTCTCATGGTTGGGATAGAGACTTAGATAATGAAGCTAAATCTGAACTTAGAGAGAAATGGTCTATCGATGAATTTAATGCTTTATATACTTTTTATATCCCAGCCTTTAATTTAAGATCTACCGACCTTCAAGCTTTTTTAGGAATTCGTCAATTAGAAAAAATAGATGATTGGCTAGCTAAAAGAAACACAAACTTCTCTCATCTTAAAAATGAAATAGAAGAATTAAAACTTTGGACTCCAACGCCTACGAAAGGTTCTTGGACGGCAAGTTTTTGTTATCCTATAATTTTAGAAAATAAAACCCAAAAAGAAAGAGTGATATTGGCTCTCCATAAAAACAATATTGAATGTAGACCTTTAATTTCAGGGTCAATGGGTATGCAGCCAATGTATGTTTCTGTGTATGGAGAAAAATCTACTGATAATTCAAAAAAAATAGATGAATGTGGAATATATATCCCAAACCATCCGAAGCTATCGGTCAAAGAAATAACATTTATGGTTGATGTAATAAAAAAAGCACTTTGATTCAAATACTAAATTTAGTATATTAAATAAAAATTAAAAGATATGAAAATAGTTGGTATTAATATTGACGGTGTTATTAGGGATTTTGTTGAATCATTTGACTCACAGTATAGAAAAGTTTTTATCCATGATGAAAACAATTTGAATTTAAATGTTTCTGGCGAAGGAGATTCTGTAAGCCCTAAAATAGAGGGGGAGTCATTTAAAGTGATAGAACACACAAACGAAGAAGTGGGTTTGATTCAAAGTGAAAAAGAAGAAAAAGAAAGAGTAAATATTACCCTTCCAGTAGATACTGACGACCTTCTCAATCATTACAAATTCGAAACAAAAGAAATTAAAACTCAAAAGTTCAGAGAATCAGGAGTTGAAGATGATAAACCTATTATTTTAACTCCCCAAGAAGTTATGGATGAGTTTATCTATGAGCAAAGGCCTTATCAAATTTTTGCAAGAGCAAATGAGTATAAGAATGCATCTGAAATTGCAAACAGGCTTCAGTCTTATGGTTATGGAAAAGATTTGTTCAAAGTCATTCTTTTTTCTACTCAAAAATCAAAAGCAATACCAGCAACTCACGAGTTCCTAAGCAAGTGTAATAGTAGAATAAAAAACATTATGTATCTAGAAAAAGAATCTCAAAAATGGGACTTTTGTGATATACTAATCGATTCTACACCTGAAGCTATTCAAAGTTGCCCTAATGATAAAACTATTATTAGAATCAACAGAGAATGGAACAAATGGGATAAAATTGAACTAAGCTATGATAGTTTAAAAGATGTTTTTAAAGATAGAGAAAACATCTTCGAAAAGTAGATTAAGTGTAGTTTAGCATTGGTGTCCAGAAGTAATTCGTTCCATCATAATAGACTTCAAAAATATCTACAGCATTAGCTGCTGAAGTTAAAGTTATGTCACCAGAACCTCCTCCTTGTACTAAGGAGTTGGCAATTAGTGAGGTGACTTCCCAAGACCCTACTGCGTCTTGTTTTGTGACAATTCTAATTGTATCTCCAGCCATGAGTCTTATTATTGTAAACTGAGTGTCTGCTGTCAGTGTTATTTCAAAATTTTTCCCCTCTAAAGCATTGAAAGTAACTGTGCTAGCAAAATCCATTATTTCTGGCGCACCTCCTTTCACTTCCACAACCCCGCCCTCATCTGGCATCTTCCATTGCCTATCGTCTGTTATGTCATCTAGTAAAATACTGCTGTTGTGAGTTCCGTTGAATCCAATCAAATAAGGATGCCCACCTCCAGCTACCGACAAACCTACATAAGTCCCCGCTGATTGTGTGGATTCAAATTTAAAATCTTTACCGTCAAATTTAATAATAGAAGTATTAGCTGCTGTTCCGCTTATCACAAAATTAGTGTCATCAATAGCCTGAAAAGAAAATTTATCAGATTCTCCTTCAGCATAGAAATGTAGTGATTCTCCAGACAAGCTAGGAGATCCGCTGTAGATAATATTTCCGTTTGTAACAATATCTTGCAAAGTAGAAGGCTCAGATTGAAAAATATCATATAAATCCGTAGACCCTGAAAAAATAGTATCAGCTGAAAGCGATACTGCGTTCATCGTGTTAGTGCTAGTCGCTGAAACTATAACCTTGGTAGCGTATACTGATGGTGCGTAAACCAAACTAGAGCCGCTAATCGTGGTAGCAGTAATCGTGTCAGCATTAATCGTGTCAGCAGTAATTGTAACAGAAGTAATCGCAGGAGAGTTAAACGTAGCGGCAGTTAATAAGGAGACGAAGTTTCCAGTGCCTGAAATTAAAGAAATAAAATTACCGTTAGATGTATTAAGTGTACCAGCAGTTAATACATTTGTGTCAATTTCTTGAGCATTAACTGTATCTGCGTTAATTGTGGTAGAGGTCAATAAACTTGTGCTGATTGTATCTGCATTAACTGTATCTGCGTAAATTGTACCTGCGTTAATTGTGGTAGAGGTCAATAAGCTTGCGTCAATTGTTTGGGCATCTACTGCGATTGCTGCTAACGAGTTTGTGTTAATTGAGACATAAGCATTAAGTGTAGCGGCTGCAAGTGTAAGTGCGTTCACTGTGGTTATGTTTCCAACTCCAGCGTTCACAGTCCCTATGCTAACTGTATTGTTTAGATTTATAGAAGGGAATTCTTGAGTACCTCCAGTTGATATGTTAGTTCCTCCTTGAACTGATGAAACTCCAGTATCAGCTGTTAAAGACCCTAAACTTAAAGATACTGAGTTTCCACGTCTATCTGTTAAATCTATGTTAAAAGATGATTCATCAAAAGTAGCTCCAGTAATATAGTTATCAGTTACTCCAGTAATCAAAATTGTACCTCCCGTAGAATTATATAACCCTAATTCTTCATTCAACGAAGAATAAGTTCCTCCTGTAGTTGTGGTTATTCCTTCTACTACAAAAGCTGTACCTCCAGACGAAGCTGAGAATACTATTGAAGAAGAGTCGGCAGAATATGCGCCTCCAGATATTCTTTGAGCTGCACTTGAAAGACTTGTTACATCTACTACAAAGTTATAACCTCCTACTCCGTAAAAACTTATTAATGATGTTCCTACGACATTTCCTGAGAAAATATGTCTATCTTCTTGCATTACTCCTGTGACTTCAACTGTATTTCCACTTAAAGTGGTTAATGTCATTACAGATGTTCCTGAGTTAAATTCACCAGAAACAATGTAGTCATCTCCGACTGCTTGGTTTGCAAGCTCTCCCATGTCGATATTAACTGTATCTCCACTTAAAGTAGTTAAGCTCAACAAAGAACTCCCAGAGCTATAAGACCCACTTACAACGTAATCGTTGTGTGCTAATCCGCTTAAAGAAGTGGTAAGCTGAGAACTGTCGCTTAAGTCTATTTCTAGAACATCTCCGTTTAGTGTTAATGCGTTAGAAAAAGTGTTTGCCGATAGAAGACCCGCATTTACCGAATAAGACCCTCCTGAAAAAGTGCTAAAAGTAAATTCGTTTTCAGGCTGACTAAATGTTGCGCCTGTAGTTACATCAAATGAAGTAACCGAACTTAGACTGTATAAATCGTTTGTTAAAGTGGATAAATCACTAGTAAAAGTACCTCCGCTTTGTTTAGTGAAAGTAATAATTCCTGTTGAATTATTAAAAGTACTCCCTGTAACAAAATCATTTCCTTCGTTTGATTCAAGAGATCCAATTTGAGCAGTTAAAGCAGTTAGTGATATATCAAAGGTTTCCCCTGAGTTGTTGGATACAGTGATAATTGAAGTTGAGTTGTTATAACTACCTCCAGTAGCAAATATATCGTCTGTCCAAGGGACGTTAAAAGTTCCTCCTTGATTATTAGTCAAAGTAAGATTAACTCCGTCAAACGAACCACTACTTGTAAACGTATCAAAATTAAATGTAGATGCAGTCTGCACTTGCAGAAAGAAATCGTTTAGTGTTTCTACTAGCTGATATGGGCTTGTAGTGGGGGATAAAGTCGGAAATGTTAGTCCAGTAGCCATTTGTAATTCTTTTATTTAAATAGCATCAAAAAAGAATTAGAAGTAGTTCATGTCTAAAAATTTCTCTGTATTTTCATCAATACAGTCACACATAAAGAGAACACATTCCTTCAAAGCTTCTCTATATAATTTTTTGGGAATTTGATTTGATTTTCCATACTGCTGAATTACTCTCCCAGAATGGTTACCTTTTTTGTCTTTAGAAATTGATATCTCTAAAGTAACATGAGGTTTATTGTTAATGTCTCTTAAAGATAATATGATTGATTTATTATCTTTAACCTTTTTTTTGTAATTATTCCCCTTAACACAATGCTTCATCATTGTGCCTTCGTACATAAGATCATTTACATCTAAAACATAAAGGAAAAACCTCTTATCTTTTGTAATGTATATAACTTTATCATCATTAACATCAGGAATGTTAATAGTGTTATTCTCATTAATTGCAGCTATCCTTTCGTGCCATTCTTCCTGTTCCCTTAATGCATCATCGAAACTTTTCTGCATAATATCAGTATTACTTTCTAAAGCCCAGTCAATAATAAGCTGTAATTCTATTGTTTTTATAATTACAACTTCATCTTTTTTTGTTTCTTTAGCTATCCATACGTCATATTTATGAGTCCCAAACATCTCTCCTAAATTATGTATTTTGGTTACTATTTCTAAAACCCAATCTTCTGTTTCCTTTGAATCAGGAAACATAGTTTTTATGTATTTCTGCTTACTAGTTAGTTCCATTTCTAATCTAAGTGGATAGTTATTTTTACGTTCTTTTCATTTTCATCAGGAATAAATGTATAGCTGCCTGACCACACCTTTTTTCCATTAATACGTATTTTGTTTTTCATTATACTTTTCTTGCATTCAAATGTTTGATCTAGTTCATCAACTTTGAAGTCAAAAAGAGTATATGCTTTTAAGTGCTTTTTTAAAATTAACTTAAGATTATATCTTGGCCCATTAAGAAATTTAATATAATCCATTTCTACGCTAGCAAGTATCATTTCTTCTTATTCTTTTTAAGCCCAAAAGATTCTGCTTTTTTTCTTACTGATGACTCACTTCTATTAAGTTTTTCAGCGGTAATCTTCAATCCGTGTTTAGGGTAGTTTTTTCTAATAATCTTTTCATCTTCACTGCTCCACACTCCAGAATTTAACCCTTTGTATCCATCCACCATTTCTATAGCATTGTCTAAAATGCTGTTGCCTTTTTGTTCTTTAACAATTTGCTGAAAATCTTCAGAAGATATTTCTCCTTTAAAACTACCCTCTTCGGTAGGCAACAAAGCCTCTTCTAAAGCTTTAGAAGTTTCTCCTATATTTCCTTTTACGTTTTGAACATGAATTTCTAATTTCTCTTCTACTTTCTCAACTATTGGAACAGCAACCATGTCTCTAGTATACGGAGTGTAGTATTTTAGGTGAGCAGGCTTCTCTTCAGTTGTTACTTTAATCAAATTCTTTCTTTGGTAAATTAATAAAGAATTTGTTATCCTAGGGTTTGGAGACCACGCCATTTCAAATCTTCCTAAAGAAATAGTCCTGTCCTTTCCTGTTGCTCCGAAGCTTACTTTAAGAGAGTTTTTATTTGTTGTAATGTTTTCTATTTTAATGCTCATTTCTTTTGTTTTTTTAAATTTAAATATGAAGACTGACAAAATCAAGTCAATCCAACAAAAAAAGGCTACTGATAGTAGCCTTTTAGGTGATATTATAATATGTTTTATTCTGTTATAACTTAAAATTAGGGTTAGATACTCTCATTCCAGTTACAAAATCAAAACAAAATGCTTTTTTAGAATCATTTGCATCTGACTCAAACATTAAGTATTCTCTGCTTCTGCTGTTTTTAACTAAAATTATTTTCTTTCCATCTACAATAGACCCTTCAGTTAAATACTGGTTTCTTACAGTGCTTTTTAGTTGAACTTCATTTAAAGGCTTTTTCTCTTCTCTTCCCTCAAATGGACTCTTATACTTGTCAGCTTTATCTTCTGCTTCTTTAATAGTTTGTCTTTTTGAAAAATTTGTTAAAGTTTTCCAACGATCATTAATTTCATCTTGAGTTTTTGACCTCTGGGGCTTATATCTTTTTCTTACAGATTCATCAATACCCATGTATTCATTTGCGTAATCGTTGTTCTTAAATTGTTCTTGTGATTTTTCTAAATCTAAGAAATCATGTATATCCGCTCCAGAAAATTCTTGGTTACCAATCTCTAAATCATCACTAGTTTCTAGGTTGAATCTAAAGAAACTATGCATTTCAGGATTCTCTGTCCATTTCTGAACTAAATCTTTCATAGCATCTTCCCAACTTCCATATCTACTTCCATTAAATTCAGTCATAGACCATTTTGAATTAACTTCTCCATCGAAACTTGACTGGTTGATATCTATATTGAATTTTTGACCCTCTATCTTTTTGTTTCCCTCATCTCCGTTTTCATCGATAGGATTTGCTTGATGTTTTAGTCTTGGTGAAAATTTATTTTTTTCACCTCTATTTTCTTCCTCTCCGCTATCGTTTATCTCAGGGTTTGATTGATGCTTTAGTCTTGGCGCAAACCTAGGCTTAAGGTTTTCGTTTGTTGTTTTTTTCTTCTTCTTTCCTCCACCATGCTTTTGTCCATGACCTTTGGCTAAATTTTCTTCTTCTTCAGAGTTTGGCTCTACACCCTCTGCTCCCGGAGCGCCCATAATGTGGTTCTTCTCATATCTCTTCATAACTTCAGGTGATACTACAGTCCAGAAATCATCTCCTTTTTCATTCTTCTCTTGAACCAAACGAACATTACCTTGCCCTTTTAATTCATCCTTCATCATTTTCTGATAATAGGCAGTCTCTTTAAATCTAGGATCAAAATCTTTCTTTTCATTTAATTTTTTAGAATTATCAAAATACATATTAAGTTCATATTTCCCACTTCCCATCCTGTACATTTGAACGTGAAGCATGTTTTTGGCTAACTCTCCGTTTTTAGTTAATTCAAATGAAACTCTTTTCGTTACGTCATAGCTAATTCCGCCAATTCCAAATTGAAATAAATCCTCATCTGATATCTCATAACCTTTTTCTCTTGCAAAATCCTGAGCAGTTTCAAGCGCTCCAGATAGAGTTTCATGATAAACTTCAAAGTTATACCCTTTTTTACCTTCACTAAAACCTTTGTTTTCAAAAAATTCTCCCATTCCTCCCATTTCGTCACTAACCATGTATGCTGCCGTCTCTTTCGCAACTCTAAAGGCTTCTGAAAAATCTGACTGATGTATTAATTCTTCAACTTCATCAAGTCCGTCTGCAAAAATAGCAGTGTCTGGTAAATCGTTAGCACTCATCCCAATTGTTTTATTAAGAGCAAGGTCAATCATTTTTTCAGCAGTTTTTCTTGCTCCTAATTTCTCTACCATTGATTTAACTTGCTCAATTCCTTTAGAGGTTAAGCTCTCACGTAAAATATTTTCGTTCACTACTTGATCAAATGGTGCAGAACTTTTTAATTTTCTTTTCTTAACGCCTCCAAGAGGAGCGTCATATCCAAAAGCTCCAGCAGAACCTCCTCCACCACCTCCACCAGATGTTGTCATTTCCTCAAGATCTCCGTCATCAATATCTTTCTTTTTCAGTTTTGGTCTCCTGTTAGGATTAGCGCCACCGTCATCAATATCTTTCTTTTTCAGTTTTGGTCTCCTGTTAGGATTAGCGCCACCGTCATCAATATCTTTCTTTTTCAGTTTTGGTCTCCTGTTAGGATTAGCGCCACCGTCATCAATGTTTTTCTTTTTTAACTTCATACGCTCCTCTTCTTGGATTTTAGATTTAATCAAAGCATCCTCTTTAGCTTGCTCATCGTCATCTATACCATCCGATTCGAATAAATTATCCATATTACTTAAAAAAGACTCTACGTCTCCTCCAACAATGCTTTCTGCAACTGTCTGTGTAGTGTCTGTTTCAATTCTATCATCAACTCCTAGCTTAGATTGAGTTAAGTAAGCTGCTTCTTTCTTTGCAGCTTCATCTAGTATTTTTTTCATGTCTTTTTTGAATTTTTTCATATCAGATAAGCTCATGTGCATATTCTCATGCACAAAGAAACCTCCTTCGAATTCCCCATGACCTTGAGAAACCGCTTTTTCAGTAGTTCTATAAATCATATGAATCATTTCCTTTATTCCGTCTATCTCAAAACTTGCTTCAACAAACATTCTCTTTCCTCCGTAAGATATTTGTTTTTCTAAGTAAGAGTTCGTCTTACTTCCAACCTTAATGTTGCATGCTCCTCCTTCACCTAACCCTGCTCCATAAACAGAACCATCTCCGTATTCTCCTGCGTGCTTTTCTGTGCAATGAATACCTAAAGCTTTGAAGGCTTTCTCTGAAGCTTCTTCCATTGCTTCTTTTAAAAAACTATATACTTCTTGCTTGATTTTCTGAGCTTTTTCAAACTGCTCTCCACGAGGCGCAAAGCCTTTTGGGTATGTGTTTTTATTCATTTGAGTGCATTTTAAAGTAAATAGTTAAAAATTAGCAATTGAAACATTTTTTAATTTCTTACGTTATAGTAATATGGCAACTTTATTAAACAAAGACCTCTCAAGAGAATCCTCTGAATTGGTTGAAGAAAAAAACATAATTATAACTCTAACTGGAACTCAAATAATAGAATTGAGGATTAAAGGGAAAAGATCCGCTACAAAAAGTATTGGAATACTAGATTTGTATGATGATTTAAATACATCAAACAAAAAACCAGACAAGAAGGATGGTAAGTCTATGATAAGCTTAAATGATTTGAGGAGTTCAAATTTAATTTCAACTCTTAGCTATGAAGATAAGGTAAAGTTTGAACAGATAATTCTGAGACTTATAGAGACTAGTTAGAGCCATTGAAGCAGTCTTTGCAGAAGCTTACTGTTACTATTCTGCCATCATACCTAAATTGATGATTAATATACTTATCTCCTTTTAAAATAGCACTACCTGTTCCGTAGCATTGTCGTTTTCTGTTGCTTTTTCGCTCAACCGTAGAGCGAACATTATCAAAAACAATGGGTGCTAATGATGCGTGTAAATCACTACTTGGTTTTAGTTTGTCATTAGAATGAGCCATTTTATTAAATTTTAGTTTTTGTGTTACTTAAATTAGTTGTTAATCAACCCTTTTTTAATCCAAGCATTCCAAGTTTCTTCTAACTCTCCTTGAATACCGGGGTTGTCGAGATAGGTTTTGTTTTTATACACATATCCTAAAAATCTTTTAGTATCTTTTGTTTTAAATTTTTCTTTGTGGTCATCATAAAAATAATCAAAATTTGGATTAAGATCTTTGTTTATTTCGTTGACTATTATTTTATATGATTTTTTTCCATACATAGGCTTTGCATTTAACCAGAATTTATAATTCCAGATTAAATTTTTAAGATAAAATCTTACTCGGCATTGTTTCCAACTTTTCTTTATTCCCATAGTGGTTTGACATCTATTGATGATATAGTGAAATATATCAAAAATAAACCGAAAATCAAAAGCGCAGCAAAAACAAACCAACTAATCACGTTTATGCGAATTCTTTCCATCGGAGAAGAATTTTCATATGACTCTGCTTTTTTTGTTTGCTTCCAATCTGTGAGCAGAACTCTGAACACTAGTATATCAATCACTAGCAGGATTATCAGTACTCCCTTTAAAACTATTACCATTTTCTATATCTTGAGAAAGTTGGTTTATAAAATAAGAAACCTGTTCTATAGATTGCTCAATTACGCCCAGCTTATCAATTTGTTCTTTTAACTTTGATTCATCAATAAGGAAAACATCATGATTATTTATCATCTTATTCATATGATTCATGATGTTTTCTCTATCAATTATGTATGAGATTTTTAACCTCTCAAATATTTCTTTCTTCTTAAGCATCGTTTTCAATGAAATTATCAAACCCATTGTCTGACATTCCTTTTTTAGCGTTTTTCTTAGCTTCTTTCATTTTTTCTTCTATCTGAGTAGCTGTTTGGTGAACAAGATCTGTGCTATTCATTACTTTTTCTGCTCCGAAGAATCTCATGTTATCAGTAAACTCTCTTGAGTCATAAGTGTTTTTTCTAAACTTCACTGACCCATCTTCTTTCTCGTCTATGTTGATTCCGCACATTAACTTATCTAATTGAATAACTTTGTTAACTGAATCTAAATCTTTCCAAACAGGTTGGTAAAGGCATATGATATAATCGAAATCATTCATAATTGCTTTTTCCATTTCTGATCTCGCAATTACACTTCCCATAACATATCTTCCACCTTCCTTTTTAGAATTTGTAGTGTATAAAAACTTTAACCTTTCTATGTCAATGTTCATGTTATAAGGGGAATGCTTTAAAATGAAATCACAAATCTCTACTAACTCGTCATCCGCATCTGCAAATTCTATGCTTGCCTCCATGTCTGGAGTTATTGTTGTCTCTCCTAATACCGCTGTTATAGCCGTGTTTCCAAATACTGTACTCATTTTTTGATTTTTTTATAATTTCTATAAAAATACAAAAAGTTATTTAATCAGAGAAAATTAAATCACCACTTTGGTTAGGTTTTTCTCTATTTGCACACTTACACCAATCACCACATGAGTTGCCGCAAAAATTGTCGTTGGTTACTATTGGGTCTTGATTTATCACAACTGGGTTATGTATGTCGTATAGTAACTGTTTACTTGATTCTTGATTTGGGGGTCTCACAGACTTTCCCCACCCAGTTGTTCCTTCTACATATATTGTTTCTTTTAACAGAATCACAGCCTCTGCTGCTGTTATTTTATTATTGTCAAGCAGCTCTTGTACTATATCTGATTTCGTAACTTCCATACTCTTTTTCTTTTAACCAATATACTCACACTACCGATGAATATCAATTATTTGTTTTGCTCTCTATTTTTAACCTTACTCCAAGCAGAGTGTGTTCTGGTTTCTTTATTATCTGTAGGACTGTCAAATATCCCCATCCCTTTACCCTCTCCAGCTCCTCCCGCTTTTTGAAGGTTTTGCTTTGTTCTTGTGTTTCCTGTGTTTACCCTCTCTAGTTCGCTGTCAACCCAAGTTCTGCATGCATCTCCTCCATGAAGACCCCAAGCCTGAAGAAGTCCTGAAGTGTCTAAGTTCTTTCCAGAGCTTTGTTCTTCCTGAACTGCGTTTGAGTTGTTTGCAAAAAAAGCTCTAAGTCGTTTCATTTCACCAAAACTTTGAGTCTTCTTGTTAGCTAAGTCTTGAGCCTTTCTTTTCCCACTACCTTCATTCCCTCCGTTAGAGGTTAAATCTTTCTTCTGAACGGCTCTTAGAGCCTCTTGCGCAGATGATGACACTTGAGTGTTAGGTGTGAATGTTTTGTTGTTATTAAAATCAAAAGACTCAATTACTATTTCTCTTATTTTTTCTAATAAATTCACAGTTACTTTATTAATTTGAATATTTCTCCTTTGATATCGATTGGGTTTCTAGAGCCATGACCTAATTTTGATAGATGCCAGTTAACCTCATCGTAGAATCCTATGTTGTTTATTGGCGCTCCAGACTCTAAAGTTCTCATTAAAGAAACTTTAAAAGCTTCCTCTGGTCTAAGTGAAGCTCCGTTTGTAGTAGAATCTGAAATGATTGTGTCAACTGTACTAAGAGAAGTCATTCCGGCATTAGTCCCTCCCTGAGAATAAAAGTTTTCATTAACTTCTTCTGCATTAAGGTTCTTGTTCATACGAGCTATATCTTCTTTAATCTTTTCCTCATTAAGCTCTGGTTTATCTAATTTATAAACCTCTTGCTTGCTGTTGAAAGACTTAACAAGATCTCTCATTCTCTGAACATCTTTATCTTTTTTTTCTGTTTCACTCATTTTTTTTTCTTTTTTACCAAGTAATGATGCGCAAACCAACTTACCACGAAATTACGCCAATCCCAAGGTCACCCATAAAACTTCTTGAAATTTTTGGTATAATTTTATAAACCTTATCTGTATCCCATATACTAGTTCCTGCTAGAGAAGCGTTGTTTATAGGCATTATATCGTCTCCCATAATTTGCCCTGAATCATCGATTATTTCATTAACCTCTTCTTCCTTTTCTTCTTCTTTTTTCTCTTCGGAACATTTGATGAATTCTTTAATAAAAGAAGTGTAAATATCTTTTTTGCTGTCTTCTTTGTTTTTGCTGAACCAATTTTTAAAGTGACTATACTTTGTTAGAAGACTCATTTTCTTCCCGAAAGTAGTTGTGAAATCTAACCGAATATAATCTTCTTTTGGGTCAAATGAAACATCAGCAACATCTAGAACTATAGATTCATCAATGTACACCTGATCATCTGATTCAGCTAAAATATTTAGATAGTAGTTTTTAATAGAAATTTTACCCATAACTGCTTTTAGAGTAAATAGCTAATTATTTGGTAATTTTGAGAATCTTATCAATTAATTCAGTCTTTACGCTATAAGAATAAGCAAGGTCATCTTCTATTCGGATTTCTTTGATTATCTTAGGTTGCCGACCTTCGTTGTAAGTGTGCTTCAAATAACCTTCATTTACCTTGGCAACGACTATTCTTGGCTCTCCAACAATTCTCATATACTCCAACTTCAAAGGAATATCTTCAAATTCAATTTTAGATTTCAAATAGCAAGCTCCATTCTCATCCTCTTGGCGAAACTTTTTTATTAAAATATTGCCCCTTAAATTATAATGACATTTAAGAAAGCCTTCTTTGAATTCAAAGTAGTCAGTAAGAAAGTTGTTCTTGTCGTAAATGAAATAGTTATTCATCTTTAAAACCTTCCCATTTATCAGACTTATCTATTGATTCATTTACAGATATATCTAAATCATTAGTAGTTCCGTCTCCTCTTAATTTAATGTCATTTAGAGGCATATAAGAAATTTCGTTTTGAGTCATCCAGTCCATAACTAAAACTCTCACTCTATCTGAAGCCAATTGGTTGTGGTATGACTTTAATTGGTGAAACTCAAGACCTGAATAAGCGTTGTAGTTAAACCCTATTGTAAACCTTGACATTTCTTCTTTAGGGACACCTACAGACTCATCAATTAGTTTAGCTACCAAATAGTACCCCGAACTAACTTTGTTTCCATAATTACCAGCAGAGTGGGACATCTCTTCTCCTTCTGCTATAAAATCCTGAACGTTGTCTAGGATTTTCACTTTTATTTTCCCAGTATAATTTGGGTTCTCTTCTAAATATTTAAATTTAGTTGTGAATTTAGTGAAAGGACTTTCTCCTCCATATTCTTGTTTGATAAAAGAATATCTTGTAACTAAATTATCATGATACTTTTTAAGTTTATCAAATTCTTTTATTTTATTGAAATACTTTTTACGATCATAATGTTTTGCTTGCTCAGGTTTTTCAGACAGCATCTGGTTAAACTCTTCCAACATTAATAATGCATCATCATAGAAATTCCAATCAAACTCTCTAATCAGTGCGTAGTTTGTTTCTATTTCATCATCTTTTTTAGATAAATCAGAACCTTCTTCCAACCTGTATCTTGCAAGTGTTTTAGTCCTTGCGAAAGAAACTGTTAGCGAGATAACTTGGTCAAGCTCTCTGAGGTCCATTTTATCTCTAAAATAAATCCCAGTATTCTCATCAATCAAGTGTCTTAGTATGTCTATTTTGTGTTTTGTCAGAATGTTGATTACTTCGTGTTTATCATAGAATTTGAAATACTTTAATAAACTTTTATAATCAGAAAAGTTTCTAAGCTTATTATAGATGAATTTAGAGATAGTTCCATCTTCAATTATTTCCATAACAGTCATACCATCTCCTTTAGACGTTTCTTTCTGCATACCCTTATGAGCCATTTTCAGTCTAGTGTTCTCTGCTACTTTATCAATTTCTTTTTGATTCCTAATTTTTAACACAAGCTCTTTTTCTTCTTCACCTTCCTTAACAACTAACTCCTCAGACTTAACCTCTTTGTCAACCATTTTGGTCTTTGGGACTTCATACTCAATTTCTTTTCCAGTCTCTTTGTCAATTCTTGTTTTTTTCTGCATCACGACACGCTGGCTTTCCTTTCCGTCTTCATCCGTAAAATTCTCCATGACGTTCTCTTCCACTTTGATTACGGTCACAACTTCTACTGTTTCCATTAAGGTTTTTGATTTATAAACAAAATCATGAACTTCTCTGTTATCGGCATCAATATACTCGTTAAGTTTGTCTACATAGGTTTGAGTCAAAAAGTTAAATATCTTAATTGGCTTTGTGATTTTTTGTTTCACCATTACCTCTTCATCAGGCAATTCGCATTCTTTTATTAAGTCGAATAAAAATATAGGATCTTTCGTCAATGCTATAGTTGAAAGGTTTGAGTATCTTAGAATAGATAAGAATATTATTATAACTTTAGAAAGCTCATCTACACCTGATGTGTTTTTTATTTCACCTAAAAGACCGTCTAAAATGTCAATATTATCTGTATCACTAACTATGTTTGTTAAATCATTTACAAACATATGCAAGTTATGAAGCCCGAAGATAATTTTTATTTCATTTTTAAAAAACGTATCTACTGATCTAGATATGTCTTTTAATTTAATTTCACTAAACTCATCGCTGTGAAATGATTTATAGTAAATCTGTTTTGACTCTTTATCTATTTTTAACTGTTTATAAGAAAGAACGAATTCAATCCTTTCATCCATTTCTCCGTTTACGGTAATATCTGTTTCTTTTTTGTTTTCAGATAAAGAAACAACTTTAGGACTTACTCTCCAGTAAAAAAGACTTATTTCATTTTTATCTTGTTTGAAATTAAACCCTGTAGCAAAATTATCTTTGGTGTAAAATAATCTTTTCTTGTTTTCTGGGATTAAGTAATTTGTGCTACAAGAAGGGCATATAGCTCCTCCGTTCTGAGTTCTTCTTACGTCTCCAAAAATTTTTTCAAACTCTCCTAAAAAGTTACTGTGATCTCCGTTGGCATAGATTGTTTTGTCATCATTAATTCCAGAAACATTGTCTTTTGAACCTTGATTAACAAAGTTAGCTCCGCAGTTACAGAAAAACTTTTCACCCTCTTCACTTGATTCTGTATACGAGAATCTCTTCACAAACGACTTTAGTTCGTTAATTTCTGATATATCTAATTTCATCTTCTATTTCAATTTCATTGAATATAGAAAACTAATTATCAAAAACAAAAAAGCCAACTCGTTAAAGTTGGCTTTTTATTATTTTAAAAGTTTGGTTGGGAAAAATTAACACCAGCAATATCATCAGAATTATCAAAATAATCGTTGTATATTTCTCTTGATTTTAATATCTCCATATTATCAGAATTTAAAAAAGGAATCCACTCGTGCAAATAACTCTCACTACCCGGAGTTGCATTAATAACAGAATCGGTGAAATGCTCATTAGCCGCTACTCTTATTGCCTCGTCACCTACGTTTGTTTTTTTACTCAAAACAGCATACAGTAACCTTTCTCCCATATTTTTTTTACCTAATTGTTCTGCCCAAAACAAATCAAGGTAAAGTTTATCTGATACTAATATGTTTTCTGTTTTTTGTAATATGTCATTAAACACCTTTGGAGTTGCTATGCTAGCCTCACCTGCACTTAGCTGCGAGTCATCAAACCAGTCCAGTCCAATAGTTCTTATAACAAGTTTAACTGCAACTCCAGTTAAACTTGTTGCTTCCATGAACTTTCCCATTAACTCTTGGTTTCGTGAGCTTAAAAAACCAGTAGCAAAAGGGAATTTTTTAATGAGATGGTGTTCATCAAAGTAATCAATATGATCCTCAAAGTTTTCAGCTAACCTTTTTTTTTTTAGAAGAAATTAATCCATTTATTCTTTTTGCTTCATTCAGTCCGAATGCAATCAGTTCTTTTTTACTCATTTTTCCTTCAGGCATCTGAATAGCATCAGAAATTCTTTCTTTTGTTTCTTTAGAGTCTGGTGCAGCAACTTTAGCCATAGCTTTCTTTTGACCAACAGTAGTAGCTTGTTTTCCTACTCCTTCAGATCCAGCTTCAACATAAGTCTTTGTTCCTCCATCTACTTCTCTGTCCATAGAGTTCATTTCAGATTCTCCGTTTTCATCGAATGGAGCGCCTAAATCAGATTTAGGTTGATTAGTTTTTGAAGTAGCATCCTTATCCTTCATACCAGCGGTAGCTGATTGCTTAGATTTGATATTACCTCCAGCTTCAATTTTAACAGCAGCAGATACATCTCCATCTGAACCTTGTTCTTTATCCATAGTATTCATTACTACTTTCGTAGCGTCAGTAGATGCTACGTTTGCAGATTTAGTTTCAGTAGCTGAAACTTTAGCTTCTGGCTTTCTATCTGCTCCATCAACCATTTTGTTCATTTTGACTTCAGTAGAATCTCCGTCAGATTTCATATCTGCTTCAATCAATCTTTCGATTTTTTTATCGACATATTCGTTCAATTGCTTATCAGTCCATTTAATACTTTTGTTTGACATCTCTATAGTTTTTTTTAAATATTCTTACTTTGGTTAGTAAATAGTTTGAAAAAGATTAAATTTGTTATATTAAAATTTTTTAATATATTAGAGTGATGAAAGAAAAAAACATTTATTCCTTATGAAGGGAAAAAGATCTAGACCACTAGGTAGAGTTGTGAACGAGTCTAGGCATAATTTAAACAGACAAATTATAGCTAAAGAAATTCGTCTAGTAAATGATAGCGACCAATTTGATAAGGGAATCTATACAATAAACGATGCTGTCTTGTTAGCTGAAGGTTTAGGTTTAGACTTAGTCGAGGTTAATTCTAAGGCAAATCCTCCAATTTGTCAGATAATTGAATATTCTAAATTTCTTTATGATCAAAAGAAAAAAGAAAAAGAATTAAAAAATAAATCTCATAAAACTAAAATTAAAGAACTTAGGTTTACCTCAAACACAGGCGACCACGACATAGAGGTTTCTGCTAAAAAAGCTATAAAATTTCTCCAAGATGGCGACAACGTAAAAGGTAATCTTACTTTTAAAGGAAGAAATATTGTTTTTAAAGAAAATGGTCAAAAAGTTCTTATAAAATTTGCTCAATTAGTAGAGGATTATGGGTACCCTGAATCAATGCCTACACTGCAAGGTCGTAAGATGTCAATAACAATAAAACCGAAAAAGGATTAATTTAAATTAATCCTTTTTCTAACTTCTCTATAAATTAAACCCACTGGTCATTTTATATGCCCTAGGTTTACTAGTTTTAGTGTTGGTATAATTACTTAGTCTTTTTTTGTCATTTTTACTGGTTTTAAAGTCATGTAATTACTTCTATCAAACTCCATTAGATAATGTTGATTGTTTTGATCTTTTACTAAGTTATCAAATTTTCTGTGTCTAACCTTAGATAAAATACTGTTTTTCTTTTCTTGTTTTTTGTATTCACTTAAAACCTGAAGAGTCATATCTCTTGCTATGCTTTCCATTTGACTCCTCTGGTCAGAGTTATTGTTTTGAGCATATTGCATATACTCTCCTTCCTGACGTTGTTGTTGAGATTGCTGATATTGTTGCCCATACTGGTTGTTCATCATCTGTTGTTCCATATTCATATTAGGATTGTATCCGTTCTGGTTCTGGTTCTGTTGACCTTGACTGTTATAGTTTAGCTCTTGTTGTTGCGGGTTTCTTTGTTGGTGTTGAGCAATCATTTGCCTTGGGTCATAATTATCGCCTTTTTGCGCATACATTTGATTTAAATCTATGTCACTATTTTGGTTGTAATTCATTTGAGGGACTTGATTATACCCTCCTTGGTTTTGATTACTATACGATTCAAGGTTTCTAGAAGACCCTCCGCCAGCAAAAAGATCTGATATGGCATCTAGTTCACTGTTTCCTGAAGTTTTTGGTGCGCTAAAATTTGTCACCTCAACTCTGTTCTTAGGATCAAGAGGTCTTCTGTCTTTTCCTACTTTAGCTTCTGGAATAGCATTAAAAGAAGCCGCTCCCTGAGGCATCGAACTCCCTTGGCTTCCTTTCCTGTTTGTGTTGTATTGAGTGAATTTCTGAATTTCTCCTTTCATTTGCCCGTTTCTTATGTTGGCAAATTTGTCGTTCATACTTGCAGAAGAAGGAGCGCTCCCCATTCTACCAGCACTTTCAGGTATTCCACTTTTTTTCCAATTTTCTTGAATTGCTTTCATTTTCGGATTATTCATAGTCTTCATCATTATATTCTGAATCTTTATCTTCAACGTCTAAATCAAATTCGTCTAAAGATATTATTTCAAAATCTTTGTTTATTTCTCTGTTTATTTGATAAGAACTTACAGCTAATTCCTCATCTAATTCTTCTTCTTCATCTTCTCCTTGAAACCTTATGTTCACAATTATGAAATCATGTAGAAATTTAAATTTCTTATAAATAATATCACCTAATGGATTCCCGATGAAATCATTTGTTTTTTTGAGGTTTATCACTTCTCCTTTTATAATTGAGTCAAAAACCTCAAATTGAACTTCACTCATTTCTAGCTTGCACGTTAAAAAGTAGTCCCCAGAAATATCTCTTGCTTTCCTAAACTTTACCTTACCAACTTCATTTTCAACCATCATTTTTAAATCTTGATAGCTTTCCTGTTCTATTTCTTGGTAAGAAACAGTGTCTCCATAAAACTCTTCAAACTCATTCTTGCTTCCTCCATATCTAATATCTAGTAGGAGTTTTACGATTTCTTCTTCTTGTGTTGACATATTTATATATTATTGCTTCTTGTGTTTCTTCGTTCCAGAAAGCATAGAATTTTTCACTTCTCTTTTTACTTAAATAAAATAAAGTCGAGATAAAACTTTTAACATTAATATTTTCAATATTCTCAATAAGAAACTCTTTTTCTTTTCTTATGAATTCATTTACTTCTTCAATATTGTTAAGAATTTTTTTTGATTCTTTAAAATCATTCTCTATCCAAATAGTCGTTTCTTCTTTGAATTTTTCCTGATTGTCTATAATCTCTTGTATTCTATGCTTCATGCTCTAACAAGTTAAACAATGAAATAAAAAAAATAAAGTCATTATGCTCTTTCTGGAGCCATACCCGCACCTACTTGAGGGTTTGCATCATTAAAAGTGTCTGCAAGGCTATCATTATCGCCCGCTCCGTTCTGATCTTCAACTTCAGAAGAACTTCTGCTTAATTTTGTTCTCCATGATTTTTGCCATCCGTTGTAAAAATCTTGTAATGAAGAAAAAAGCATTTTGTTTTGTTCGTTTATAGAAACTGGTTGTTCCGCTAAAATTTTCAAACCATTCTGTAAAGAGAAAAACCACTTTATAGAACCTTGATCCGCCATGTTTAGACTGCCAGAAGCATAAGCTTCTGCTCCTTGAGTGTTCATTAGTATTTTCATATAATGACCGTTTTCTTGAGTATCAAAAGAAACTATAGTATTAGGGATGCTAGAAACCAATTTTTCCATAGCATTCTCAAACTCCTTTATTTCGGCTGTTGTTACTTTTGGTAAAGAATCAATAGCTTCTCTTAAGTTGAATTTTTTTTGTATTCCTTCAAAAGAATTTCCGTTAAAAACAATTCTCTCTATTTCTTCTGAACTTAATTCAGGAGTGTCATACGATTTCTGTTTGCTTTTTTCTTGCATTATTTTAGATGCACTTGAAAAAATAGACTGCTGTATCTTCTCTTTTAATTTTGTTCTTGTCATTTTAAATGTTATTAATGAAGAATGCTGATTTCTCCCATAAATATTTATACTGATTAACAATTGTCTTCCTAATCATTTTCTTAACCTCTTCTTTAGTGACGTGGTTGTCTGTTTCTCTTTTTTTAGAATAATCTTTTAATGCATTTTTTATTTCACTTCTCACAATTCTTTTAACATCACTTTCAGTAACTCCCTTTCCTATGTTTTCATTTAAAGAAACATCAAAATCGCCATATTTAGTGGAAATTGAATCACTTGTGCTTTGTTGGTTAGACGTACCAATAAATTTTGTCATTTCAATTCTTATCTGATCGATATCATCCATTGATGTATATCCTTTATGCTCTCCTAATTCTTTCCATCCTTCAAAGATTAGGTTTGCTATTGCTTTCGAAAAATCTTTTCCATTACCTTCCCATCCAATCCATAAAGTTTCTAAAAAACCTTCCTCTTTAAAAAAGTAAAGTAAACCTTCTTTTGATGTTATTAATTCCATTATTTACCGTATTTGTTGGCTAATCTGTTTAGCATTTCAATTATTCTGTGGTCTGGGTATAAGTCACACTTATCTTTACGCACGGTTGTGTGAGACCATATTCCATCTTTCTTGTTCTTTATAACACTCTCATCGTAGTCGAACCAAGAGTAATCAAAGCTAGATTGGATGTTTATGTTGTAACTTTTAATTAAATGCTCTAAAAGAAGCTCTGTGGCTTTTATTTGATCTTCTGTGAAGGCTTCGTAGTGATAGAATCCTCTAAACTCTCTCTGCAAGGTGTAAACTTTAGAAGGGTCTACTTTTGTTGAAGAAAAATCATTTGGCCATGCAAAAAATTCATTTCCTTTTTTCTTTAACGGTCCATAGTTGCATATTTCAATCCCAATAGATGCTTTGTCTAATCTCCCCTTCGTTCCTTTTACTCCTAAATGATAACTCCAGTACTTAGGGTTAAAGCACTCAAAAATGCCGCCCCTATCCCCGTCAATCAGATAAGCTGTTGCTATTCTTGGAGCATTCCCTCCCCAGTAGTTTATTACTCCTTTAGCACTAGGCGAGCCTGCCGTAAAGTGCAGATAAAGTTGATTCTTTTTGTGTACTTGTTTTATGTACTGTTTACTAGAAAGTAAGTGGTTTCTGTTTATTTCAAAACTATACTCTTGTTCTGTGATTGAGCTTTTATCTTCCTTTGAACTTCTTTTCTGAGCAGCTTTAAGAGCTTGGAGTGTTTCATCGCCCACTATCCCGTCATTTATTAGTCCATATCTTTTTTGAAAAGCCTTTACAGATCTTTCAGTTTTTTTTCCAAAATCCCCATCCATCACTAAATCATAACCTAGTAAAGACAGAAGTTTTTGAACCTCCGCTACTCTTTCATTGTTTTCTCCCAATTGCACTAACATGGCGTGTTTATTTTTAAATAAATAGTCTTTCTTTTTATCTAAATGGCTCAAATTATCTAACTATGAAACAATTTCATATATTTTACGTTATATTATATATGGAAGCAAATAAACATAAGCCTCAAAATTGATAACTAAATTAAAAATATCAAACGATTTAGATAAATTGAAATCAATTAGAATAATTGAGTGTTTTGAGAAAAAAACCAAAATTAATTTATTGGATCACTTATTAATAAAAATAAGCCCATGCGAAAACTTTGAATTTATACACGTATTCTTAAATCAAGAAAATCTAGATATCCTAGTCAATATAATCTTACAAGAAGAAATAATCGTTTTCTATAAAAAAGATTACACAAACAAACTTACTGATATCCCAAAAAGATTTTTTACAAAGAAACTAGCAGTAGAATGTATTAACAATAACTCTCTACAAGAATCTACACAAAAAATTAAGGCACAAAAAAAACCAGCAATAAACTGGTTTCCTATTTTATTAAATTAATTTTAGTTTCTTCCTTTAGTAGTTCCTCTAGATATATCTTTCATAGAAACCCCGCCTTGAACCTGAGCCTTAAAAGTATCGTAGGTCATAGGTTGAACTAAGTCTAAAATAGTTTTGTTTAAAGCCTTTCTATCGCTTGGGTCTTCAATTCCAAATTGTTTCGCAAGAGCAGGTATGTCAGTGCCTAATTTTTGAACTAAAGATTTAGACATATCTACATAAGATAAATCTTTCGATTTGTAAGCTTTAGTTAAATTAGCAATTTCTTGCTCATATTTAGCTTTATAAGCCTTCTTTGCTTTGGAAAATGTTCCCATACCAAACAATTCATCTAGCTCATTTTTTTCGTATATTTCACTTATACTATTTTTAATCTTTTTTCTTCTCGATGCTATCTCATCAAGCCTACTGTCTTTCTTAGACTCCATAAGTTCTTTCTTAAGATTTTTAGCTTCCTCTTTAATGAGTTGCTTCATAAAGTTATTTTTAAGCTTAAATTTCATTGTTATATTCTTTTTATTTAAATAGCATCAAAAACTATTTAAATAAAAAGAATATTCATTAAAGTTATCATTAACTCAAACACTTTATCTCCTCATCATTAAGAGTTCTCTTAGTGCTGACATCATATCCCCTCTACTTCCGTCAAAAGAAGTTGTTTTTTTATTAAAGTCTTCATTGTCTTGAACTTTAGATACAACCTGCGCTTTTTGATTAAGCAAGCCTTTTATGGCTTCATCGACAGTTCCTTTAACAATGTAAGTGATTATCTGAACATTATCATGGGTAGTGGTTGCTCTGTGTATACGATCCTCGGCCTGCTCTAAATCACTTGGTGACCAAGGCTGTCCAATAAAGACTAATTTATTAGCAGAAGTTAAAGTAATACCAACTCCAGCAGAATCGATTGTTCCTCCGAAAACGTGAATGTTTTCTTTGTTTTGAAACCCACTTACCGCTGCGTGTTTTTCCATAGCATTCATTGTTCCATCATGAATCACGCAATCATCACCAAACATTTCCTTTAACTGCCTCCCTGTTTCTAGGTAATTAAAGAACACAACAATTTTATCTTTTGATTCTATAATATCATCTATCAACTCTTTTGCTTCTTTTAATTTTAGTATTTCAGTAAAACTTTTTAGCTTATGTATCTTTTCAATAAAAGTTTGCTCTCTTTCATCTTCTTCCCCTTTGTCGTTTATTATAGCAACCATTTCTTCCTCCAAAGCATAATATTCTTTTTCGTGTTTTGGCTGCATAACCATCGGTATCTCTGTAAATGTTTTGTCTGGAAGATCAGTAAGCACATCCTTTTTTCTTCTTCTTAAAAAGAAAGGAGACATTCTTTCGTAAAGCTCCTCTAGATTTGAAGCTCCATCGTATTTCCAACCAAAGGTGTCGTCAAACGCAGCTGCATACCGAACTCCAAAATCGTGGTATGAATTCCAAGTCTCTGGGTCAAGAAAGTTTAAAGGAACAAATAACTCTATTGGTCTGTTTTTTATAATTGTACCAGACATTAAAACTTTTTGCTCTATCTCACGCATTGACTTTGTGATTATCTGAGTCCAACCCGTAGTTCTTTCTTTAATTCTGTGGCATTCATCAATTATCAATAAATCATAATCTGAAGGGTCTAGTTTTTCTCCTTTCTTTGTTTCAAAATAAGCCACTCCCTTAACTCTGGATTTAAATGTCCCTTTCCCTTTACAAGAAGGGCAATCTTTGTATCCTTTCTTTACATCTATTATCTCAAGCCCACAATTTTGCCATTTGTTTTTTTCTTTATTAAAAGATTTTCCAGAACACTTATGTTTGTATTCTAATTTTATAAAAGATGAAACACTTTCAAAGTTTGTTATGTGAAACAAAGAGTCTTTTTTTGGATGATTCTTTACTCCACTTTTTTTGGTTGGATAGAAATTAAAAACGTGACCCTTTTTTTGAGTCCATTTTTCTATTTCTTCTCTCCACATTAGCTTTAAAGATGCTGGGCAAATTAATAAAGTTTTAAGGTTATGTTTTGTTGCATAAGCTATTCCTTGAGGAGTTTTTCCGACACCCGGCTGATCCCCTATGATTGCTTTTCCGTTGTTTAATTCAATAAACCTTAGTCCTTGCTTTTGGTATTTATATAACTCGAAACCCTCATTAATAAAATCATAAGTTTCACCTTCAACATCAAAACCCTCAACTCTCTCCTTAAGGATGTTTGCTATTTTTTGCTGTCTAGACTTGTAATTCTTAACTAGAGTTGAAACCTCTTCTTTTGTGACGTTTTGTAGTTTAAAGTCATAACCATTGTCTCTCAAAAAAGTTATAAAGTTTCCTATTTGAATAGGCTTTAGAACTCTAATCCAATCATCAACTTCTTTTCCATTCTTATACACCTTATCAACACGGGTAATCATGTGACCTTTTGGGAATGATTTTAAGTAAGCTAAAAGCCTTTTGTCATAATCAAATCTTATCTCGTAGTTTTTTATCTTTTTCTGAATATAAACAACCGCAAGCTTCTTAACTCCCCCTTTTGCTTTTTTTGGCATCTCTAGCTATTTGTAAATTCCTAATTTTCTCAGCATGCTTATTCTTTGTATGCTCAATTCTTCTTTTTGCTTTCTCAATTTCTAACTGAATTAAGTCCCGCTTCTTCATCCCCCCTAAATCTCTTTGTATTTTAGCTCTCGTTACTTCACATATAAATTTAATGTTGGATAAAATCTTTCTCGACTCTTTACCATATCTACCTTGTCTCCCTTTCTGCTTCATTGACTTCTCTGCGAGAGGCTCTAGTTCGTTCATAAGATCATCGATTTTATAAGTAAAATCCATAACACTATAACTCTTCATTTCTTCTAATTCTTCTACGGTAAACATTATTTAATTTAATTTATTTTTATTTGGAAATCAACTATTTCAATAACTTTAGCAACTCTTGAGGAGACTTTTCTTCTATAAACTTCTTCGCCTGTTCTTGTTCTAGCTGCCTGTTTTTGATTATGTTCCCCACAGTCACCCCTTCAGTCACTGCAAGCTGACAGTCTATTGCGTACCTGTCATCTGTATACAAGTCGCTCTCTATTTTTATAAAAGCCTTCCCATTCATCTCAACCCCTTTGTCTTTAGCTGTTGTCCAAAACATACCTAATATGTCTTTGTCATCTTTAAATTGTTGAGCTAACTCCTCCGAAGAACTTAAAAGTCTGTGGGTTTCTTGATCTTTTTCTATGAAAGAAAGGTTCTCTTGGAAATATTCTACTATTTCATTTTTGCTGTAATATGCCATTACTTAATGTAAAAAACATAAAAGGAATTGTAAAATATTTAGGCACAAAAAAAAGGCTTATAACCATTAATAGCTATAAGCCTTTTCTCATTTGCTTTGTTAGTAAATAAAGATGGCTTCAGAATTCACTTCTCAACAACTACTTTGTATCCATTAGTAATTTAATGTCTCTTGTTTCTTTGAAACCTAAATTTCTTGGTTTAGAAACTACAGTCGTAACCGTAGCGTCTGGGTGTAGTCTCCAAATTAACAATGAAAGTTGCCTAAATAAAAATATTCTGAATCTTCTTGACTTTTTTCTTCTGTTAGCCTCTCTTAATCTGTCGCCTTCATAATCTACGGTTTTAACTCCGATCAACTGTCTGTACCTATTTGATTGTTCTTCTGAGCAGATTAATTCTTGTTTCTTTGGAGCTTTTTTAATCTTAAAATAAGTTTGATAGTAATTCGAAATTCCATTCTTTATCCTAGATATCCTTCCTTTTAAATTACTATAGCGTAGTTTAGTCTTAACCTTAAGATTGCCTAATAAACTTACTTTTTTCTCAACAGTAGGTTTCTCTTTTTCTTTTTCTTTTTCTTTTTGTTTTTTGAAACTTTCAATCTGTTTTCCAAAATCAATATGAGAATTCTGGTTCATCATGTCCAAGCCAGCTTTCATATCTTTTTTACTAGGATTTCCAGAGCTAACATCATCTTCTTTTTCTTTGATAATACTAGAATAAGGATGTTCCTCTGATGTTATTTCTTTATCAGAATTGTAAAAAGAATCGGGAGACATCATAATCATGTTTCTCAACTCTTCTTTGGATTTTTCTTTAGAATCTCCACTACTCATATATTTTTCTTTCAGCTCTTTGTCTGAAAATATATTTCCGAAACTTATGTTTTTACCGCTAACTTTATCCCTAACTGTTTTGTCATCTACATTGTTCTCAAGATATTCTGGTTTAAAAACTCCATATTTGATTAACTCACTCACCGCTTTTTGCTCATTGTTTATCCTGAAATTTCCATCAACAAAAAGTTCCTTGTTACTTCTTTTTGGCTTGCTTTCTAAATAGTTGTTAGTAAAAAGCTCTTGTATCTCATCTAGTCGCCCCAAGTTGTTCTTCTTAGGCTTAAAATCATCTACAGGCACTTTATGCTCATCTTTAACTGGTCTAGGATCTGCGACTAACTTTGCCTCTACTAGTTTATGAAACCCAACCCTCTTGTTTGGGTCACTAATAGCTTTGTCTTCTTTTTTTATGAAGTCTTTGAAAAAACTTCTGTCTTTCTTTGAGAATTTAAAATTTATCATTCTATTAACATTTATTTCCATTTTACGGAATATTTATATTTAAATAGCATGATTTCCAAAAAAAGGAAAATTATTTTTTAGAATACTCGATTATTTTCTTTCAATATTTGTTTGTCTTGATAAAAGTTAGAGTTACATAAAGAGTGCTTCCCTCCTTTTAGTGGGCAGAATTTACAAGGTTTTTCGTTAATTACTGGCTGACCCATAGCGTCAAGTTTAACTTCTCCCTTACTATCTATTGTGAATTTAGCTTTTCTGAACCTTTTGTCTTTGTAAATATTCTTTAAAGATCTTCCTAACCCATTTAATGCTTGTTTCATTTGAAAGTCAGTAGAAGTCATTTCTATCTCTTCAATTTCACCAAAACCTCCTTTTGGTTTCTTTTTATTTATAAGTCTATTGAGAACAATATATTTACAATCAACATTATTTAGGTCTACATTATTTTTTCTGCACCAGAAATATTTATAAAACCTCATTTGCATCCAAAAAGTTTTATCTTGATTTTTCCAAAACATATTCCATTTTTGTCCTGAAGTTTTCCAATCGATTATAATAATTCTTCCTGTCTTTTTGTTTTTTACAACTAAATCAACAAACCCTTTAAAATAAAAACGTTCAAAAACCTGTTCATACAGAGGCTCTTCCACAGACACAATTTCATAATTTTCTATATATCCTTCGACATCTAGAATTTTAAGAATGTTCTCTCCTTGTTCTATGAATTGGTTTAATGTCTCTTCTGGAAAGTTAGGAAGATTGTTTTTCATTTCTTTAATAAACATTTTCTTGAAATACTCACCTCTCCTTTCAGGGCCAAATCCCTCTTCTATACCATGCTCTATTGCTTCATGAATAGCGCTTCCGAAAAATAGATGTTCAGTTAGGTCTTGGTCTACAAGTTTTAAATGTTTCATCACCAAATGCTTGTGGGCGCACTGGGTAAACATTGTAAATTCAGAAAAAGAAATATGAATTAATCCCTCTTCTTTTCCTTTTATCATTAATTCCTCTATTGTTTCTTTCTTTCCTTTATTCTCCATAAGACAAAGATACATAAAAGCTAGGTATTTATAGAAAGATGGACAAAATTAGAAAAAATAATTCTTTATTAGAGTATACTTCTGCTCAAGACAGAGTTAAGCTTTATGGGAAATCAGCGGAAAGAGTTGCTTTTAGTGTTGAGATGATGAAAGATGCTATAGACCAAGGGAGAGAAGTTGGTATTTTATTTCAATCTAATAATTCTAAATATAAAATGCCAGTGTCTAAATATAGGATAATACAGCCTGTAGTTATGGGGACTAATTTCAAAGGTAAAATGGTTATTCGAGCAGTCCATGTTATTGGTCAGTCAGAAAAAGAAGCCTTAAGAACAGGGGTGAGAAGTGCTGAAGTTGAAAATGAGTGGAGAATGTTTGCAGCAGAAAATATTAAAGGAATGTGGTACACAGGAAATTTTTATTCAGATTCTATTCCAAACTACAAATCTAATGACAGTCTTATTTCAAGTCAAATAACTTCCTATAATAGAAGTACAGCTAAAATGTTCCAAGATAAATTAGTGGCTCAAGACAAACTAAACCAAGAACCTACCCCAACCCAAGAACCAATTAATCAAGTAGACCCTAGCAAACTTCCTTTAAAAGAAAGAAAAAAATGGGTCAGAAGTTTGTTCAAAACACTAACCTAGTATTTTTTCTTTTAATTCTCTTGATTCTCTTTCTATCATTTTGTTATGCTCCTCTATATCTATTGGCTCAATTCGCAGATCTCCACAAGATTTAGATGAGTTCACCGCTTCCTTTTTTGTGTAAACACCCGCTCTGTGTTTAAATGATGTATAACCACAACTATTTGGTCTGTAATACTCTCCTCTTTTAATAATGTAGCAATATTTAATGGTCTCATCATCTAGTATTAAGTTAAGCTCTTCAATCCTTTTTCTTTCATATAATTTCTCTTCAATTTGCCTCAAAGTCTTTTCTTCTCCTTCAAAACTAAAATAATCTGATGATTTACACCTAATCACAGGTATATTTAAATATGTGATTTCTTCTCCAGAAAACTGATGGTTTGCTCCTTCAATTTCCAATAGTAAATCTAACTTAGCTTTTCCTCTTGTCTCTGCGTGTGTTATTACTTCTCCCCATAAAAAACCCTCTTCAATTCTACCAAGGTCTACTTCATATGCTTTTCTTAATAATTTATATTTCATTTGTCTTTTAAATTTAAAAATTTATCAGCAATATCACTCGCCTTCTGTTTTAGTTTTCCGTAGTGAGGGGAGTTGTGTGTTAAAAACCTAGTTTTTTTATGATATGATTCTTTTAGGTTGTTGTCAATAATTCTCAAAGTATACATAGAGAACCCTCTTTTTATTTCAAAAATATGTTCCTCCTTTAAATAGCCGTTAATCACTTCTCCTCTTTGGTCTGAGTTCTTCCAATTAATCACCCCAGTCTTAGATTCTATTCTATTAAGAGCCTCTTCAATTTGATAATCCCAGAAAGCTTTTCTTTTAGATCTACTTATTGCTTTCCTCTTTTTTGACTTTGAAACTTGCTTATCCTCTGACTCTTCCTTCTCCTTTTTCTCCGAAGCCTCCTTTTCTGTTCTTTCGGCTTCATCTATAGCCTCATCTAATGCTTCAATGCCTTCAGCAAGAGCTTCTGCTTCATCTTCTTCTAAATAATCAACCTCTATGTCCGAAACCTCTTCCCGCATCAGAATAAGCTCCTCTGCTGTCATCCCTTCAAAATTAAATCTACCTGCCATTATTTTGTTATTAATTGAGTTATTCCAGCGTTAGGTTTGTTTAATAAATCTTCTTCTGATATTTGACTTCTATCTTTAAAAGCTTCAAAAACATGATCAGCTGCATCTTTTATTTCATCAACATGAGTTATAACCAACATGTTCTTATACTTTGTCCTTAGGTATCTTAAAATACCAACCATTTCTCCTACTGTCTCTGGGTGCAAAGTACCAAACCCTTCGTCTATCAAGAAAATAGAAGGCTTCACAACATAATTTCCAGAAATATATCTGAATGCATCCTTAATAGCTAAAGAGATTAAGAACTTTTGCGCACCTGAACCACTTCCTGCTACGGGTAATTTATCAAACTTATTCTCCATGAAATAAAAGTACTCTTTCACATCTCCTTTTTTGTCCACTTCAATCTCTATTTTGTATTCAGCCATATGACCAACCAAACTATTGACTCTACTGTTCATTAATGGAAGTCTTTTCTTAATAATCATAGAAGGTATTCCGTCTCTTTCTACAGCTTGAAGGTAAAGAGAATATAGTTTGAAACTTTTATCCGCTTCTCTAATTTTTTCTAAAATTTCCTTTTCAGATGTAATAGTGTTTTCAATAACACTTATCCCTCCAATCAATCCTCCGATTTGATTTGTTACAGAAAATATTGCAAGCTTATATTGTTTGATTGATTCTTCAATCTCAGATATTTCTTTTTCAATCTTTTCGTTGACTTTCTTATTCTCTTCGTTTTCGTCAAATATGTTGTGTTGGTTCTGAAAAACAGACAACGAGTTTTTAAAACTCTCTAGGTCACTCGTAGATGATCTTAGGTCTTTGTATTTTTTGTCATATAGCTTGTTTTTTTCAATCACATCTTTTGACTTGACAATCACTTCCTTTTCTTTATTTAAAGCCTCTATTGACCCTTCTAATTGACTTATAGAAGAAGTCAATAAAGCAAATCTACTCTCTTTTTGATTTAAAATATTATTATGAGACTTGTGCTTCTCTGCTTTCTCAATTATTTTTTCTTTCTCTGAGATAACAATGCCTTTTTCGGCTATAAGTATTTTTGTAGATTTTTCCTTGCTTAAGCTTGGTTCAGAAGTTGCCTTGCTACATGTTGGGCAAGGTTTTCCTTGAAAAATAATTAAATCATTCTGCAATGAAATCACTTCTGATTGAATCTTCATTATAGCTTTAGATGCCCCAGAGTCATCAATAACCTCTTTTCGTGGATTGTCTTTTATCCAAGAATTAATACCCCTCTTTTCTGTCTGAGTTTTGTCTAAGGTTATTGTTTTTTCGTTTATTTCAGACGTAACTGATTCAATTGTCTTGTTTGAATCAAAAGGCAACACCTCCTTAGGGTTATCATCAATCCATTTTTGAGAATCTGTTTTGATTTTACCAACTCTTTCTATTTTCTCAGAGATATCAGAAATTTTAATTTCTATTTCACTCTTGCTATTGAATGGTAGGATTTGAACTTTTTCTTTTTGAGAAGTCAAAACAATTACTTTTCTATTCTCGTCTTCACTCCTAGTCTCACTCATCCGCTTCTCCTTCTGAAGTGACTCAAGTGTTATGTTCTTAGATTTTAATTCTTCTCCTTTTATTAATATGTTTTGTTCAATCTCAACAGCTTTCCCTAAATCGCTATAGCTTTTCTTGAATATATTTATTTTTTTCCTAGCATAAGCAACTCTTTGCTTAAAAGGCTCTAATCCATTGTATTTCCAGAATAAAGAGTTCTTTTCTTGCTGACTTAGATTGATATAATCATCCTCTGAATTATGTATGTGTAAAGAGTTAATAGAAAAATCTTCATAAGAACCAATGCTTTCTTCTATTTGTTTCTTTACTTCTTTTTGTTCAGATGTTGCACTGTTAGATTTTACTGAAACCCACCTTTCTCTTAACTCTCCATCGACTTCTATTTCTTCCCAAACTTCAAATTTCCTTTTGTAAGAATTAGCCCCTTTTGCTTTTTGTTCAATCTTTCTTGAAACTCTATGAAGAACTCCGTTTATTAAGGTTTCAATAGAAACAAAGCCTTTATTTGATTTGGTGTATAGATTTACTATTGTATTTGAATCCTTATTCCCCGGAACGACTTCAAATAGACCCCAAACTATTGCTCTAATAAGATTTGATTTACCTGAAAAGTTTTTCCCGAAAATACCTATAATCCCTTGGTATCTTTGAAGATCTATTGTTAGAGTACTCTCTGGAAAAGAAAACACATTAGAAATAGTCACTTTTAAAGGCTCTATGTTTACTCTTTTTCTACTGTCCTTAGTTTCATCTATCTCTAACTCATGTTTATCGATATTTGAAGCCAACTCTATAATTGCTTTTTTCTCATCTTCATCAATATCTCCTTCTGACTGTTCAATCCAATCTTCTAGTAAATCAAGAAACATTAAAGAATCATCTTCGTTAATATCTTTTCCTTCTAGTACATCAATCTCTTCTTTTTCAACAGATTCAAAAGAGACGTTAATTTCTTTACATCCATACTGATTTCTAATCAACTCTTTAATATACCTCTCTCTTTCTAGTGAATAGTTTTCCTGATAATCTTCATAGACAATACTTATTTTCGTCTTCTTCCTGTCGTTTGAGAACTGCAAGTTTTCAACTCTTTCTTCAATAGACTCTCCACGAGAAATGTTAAGTTTAGCGAAACCCCAATCATTTAAAACATATCTTCTTTGATGTGTAATGTTTTCTTTGTCTGATAAATCCCACACCAAATATCCCTTATCTAAAGATTCACCAAAGTTTTGTTGCACCAAACTTCCTGAATAGGCAATTGTTTCATTTTTTCTGAATGTTTGATATTCATGAATATCCCCCATCATAACAGCGTCAAAGTCTTTGAAAGTCTCCATGGTAAAGCCGTCATCTGTTTTTATTTCATAACCATTATCCCCAACAGAACCATAAAGAGTCCCATGCCAAAAAGCAACATAAGTTTTTTCTTTTTCTGGGTTTTCTAATTTTATAATTTTATTATCTACACAAGAAAAAATCCCATAAACTAAATCTTTTCCAACATCGAAAAACCCAGAATCTGGATAGTAATATATTGAATTTTCCCAAAAATCTATATCTCCTTTATTTTCCTCATTAACAGTGACAACTCTGTCCTCAGCGCCCATCATTTTTGCTGTTTCTACAATTGGAGACATAACATCTCCTTGGTCTAGGTTCTGTAAATTAAGGTCGTGATTCCCTAAGATAACATCAGTAGGGGCTATTTTTGAAAGTTCGGTTAGAAAACTAACCAAAAGAATAAACGATTGAGGGGATAATTTTATTTTGTGGTGCATTAAATCACCTCCGACATAAATCCTGTCTGGTTTTTGCTTCCTTAAGTCTTCATAAAATCTTTCAAAAACATCTTTGAATTCATCATGTCTTGCTCCAAATCTTATTTGAATATCAGCAGTGTGACATATTTTCATATCTTTTCTAAATTACAGGTTTCCCTACAAAAATAACTAAAATATATGAAATATAATTAAAAATTAACCCATTTGTTGCTCAAGTAATACAAACATACACAGTCCGACAGCATAACTGTCAGCCATGTCAAAGTTTTCGTCCACTAGTTTTCTAGATCTTGGTCCATATTTCCAATTGATATGCGGCTCTAGTTGAGAGACTCTTTCCCAAACTAGCATTTTACCGCTTTTGTCTTGACCTCTCTTGATGAGACCCGGGAAGGCGGTTGCTCTTATCGTCAATACATTTAAATGAACAGGCTCTATTCTGAATTTAGAATAAACTGCACTGGATATCATTCCGTTGAAGAAATTAAGCTTAGCAATCGTTTGAGGGTTTGATTTTCTTCCTTCAAACTTCTGTAAAGGCTCTTCTATTGCAATATGCTCAACACCTTCCAAGTGAGATATAGCTTTCATAAAAGCGTCTAGTCTTTCCCAGTAATTCTTTTTGGTGTTGAATTTTACGTAACTCATTTCCATCATCGTTCCCTCAGAATCGAAAGTTGAATAACCGATGCATGTTGTTGATATATCTAGCGCTAATAACATTGTTTCTTATTTTTAAAGAATATAGTTATTGTTGCGAAAAAACTCAAACGATTTTGTTTGAATTATTTACACGTCCAACTTAAGAGTAAAAGTTAACAGTCCTGTATACCCTTTTGCTTTAGGTCTGTCTAGCTTTGTGATGGCAATCATCTCGTCATTTTTATTGTACAAACCAATTTCAGTCACATATGTAGTTTCAAAGTCATTTGCTCCTTCTTGAAGTGTATTTAAGTTTTCTCCATAATTCCAAGTAGGATTATTTGTAAAGAAAAATTCGTTCGGAAGTGCAATGCAAATAACTGAAGTTTGATATGCAATATCTATGCTATAAAACTCCACTCTAGATAGGGTTTCGTCATCGAACCACACGCTTTCAGCTTCTTCATCCTCGTTAACGGTGACGTTATCACTAGCGTCAATACCTAGTTCCCAAGGTATTTTTTCAATTATGTCAGGATGTGTGATTACCATTAATCCTTTATCTAACGCAACAAACCCTACAGGAACATCATAATTAAAACCCTGATTAGTTGTCGTTGGGTAATTCTCAACAATATCTACAGCTAAATTAACATCTGCCCATGCTCTTTGGTCTGTATTAATGTCAGTAGGACTCAAATCTTGATAAGATACGGCTGATGGTCTGTTTAGGTAGTTTGTAGTGTCCCAAGTTGAGACTGAAGATTTATCGACAACACCACCATCTGTAAGTCCAGTGTATGGTAGGTTGGTTCTGTCACAGAATAAGAAAGCAATATTGTTCCCTAACAAAGGGTTTGATTGTTTTTTTGCAAATGTGCCATATGTACTTGAAACAACTGTAGCTGAAGAGAAGGTTACTCCATCTGTATCTTGAGGTATGTCCCAAGTAATCGATCTTCCGTCTATAATTTCATCATAGTATCCGCTATCTATAGAAACGATTACTAATTCATCAACATTTAGTTGTTGAAGCTCTGGGAAAGCCTGTGACAAAGTAGACCCTGAAAGCAAAGAGTCTGCTTTGTATGGTAAATTAACAGACTTAAAATAGTGCGCTAGGTTTGTTGATGAAAGTTCATTTCTGTTTACTAAACTATAAACCAAATATCTTTCTTTAACTTCTTTGAATGTTCTTATTTCATTTCTTGTAGAAACAACACTTGAAACTTGTTTTAAAAAATCGTTTGCCATTTTTTGTTTTTTTATTTTTTTATTTTACAGTACTACTTAGAGTTTGTTCTTGATATTGCAATAGAACTTTCTCCTCCGCCTGCTATTTCAAGATTTACCCCTGTTCCTACAGGGTCTATTCCTGTGTTTGTTTCTGTCTCCACATCTACAACGCCTACATATGCAAACGCCATTTTAAACATTCTAGAATTCTCTACTTGATTAGTTTCTCTTCCATATGTAGAAAAAGTTAAATTTCTTACTCTAGATGTACCTTCTGTGTTTGGTGTTCGCCCATTATCAATCCAAAGTTTTATTGAATTTATATACGCCTCAGGAAGCACTGTTGCATAGTCTTGGTATCCATCTACGTAGTTTAGGTTTTTCCTACAGAAAGTTACATAAACAGTACTATCGTTGCTACCTATATAATCGGTAGGCATGTGAATTTTTAAAAAATGACCCCCTTGACCTAAAGTTTCAGTTAAAGGAATTACTGTTTTTTTTCCTCCAGACAAAACTGTAGTTCTTAAGTTTTGAGCCAGTGGGCCAATCACTCTGTGGGATTCAGATAAGCTTGATCCATCAAAAGAAGTTTTCACTTTTATGTTTCTGTTTAGAACAAGCGCAGGTTGTTGGTTTGGTATTAATGCCATTTTTTTGTTTATTTTTTAAATTTTTTATCTACCTCCGTTTGAAGATTGCTGAGTTCCTTGTGAGCCTGAGTTTCCTCCGCTTGGAGAAGATGCAAAACCTGAATTAACCTCTTGGAATCCTGAGTTTGGGTTTCCACTCCCTGCGCTCCCTCCGCCAGTGTTTCCTCCCCCAGTATCCGTTCCTGTAGGTAAAATGCCTCCTCCAAAGTTTACATTGATAGTTAGCGTGTCATCTGCAACATAATCACCTTGAACATTGTATGTCACAGCGCTAGTTGCTAAACTGTCAAAGTTTGAAAACATTAACATGCTAGTTTGAATGTAATCTACAGCAGACTTTAAACACCCTTCGCTTTCTCCTGAAATATCAGGGATTTGACCAACATTTAATAAAGGTGAGACTCTGTAATTTTGGTCTGGATCTCCTAGTGCAAATGATTTAATTGCAAACAAGTCATCTCCGTCTATATCAAACCTAATGTTCTGTTGATTAAATAAATATTGCCTCCCTACTCCAGTAAGGTAGGCTGTACCGCTTATTGTCTTGTCGGCAGTTGTGGTTTCTACAAAGCTCATTTTTTTCTTTTGTTTATTTTCTTAAATAATATCAAATTAAAAATCTAGCTCTAATTGATACGTTAAATATCTAGCATTAGATTTTGGTAGGGGGTAACTAGGTTTCCCAATAGCTACTAGTTGATCGTTTTCGTTTAAAATTCCTATTTCAGTTATATAAGTTGTTTCATCTAATGCTCCATCAAATGTTTCGTTGTTTGATGAATTTAATTCATTGTCTTCAGCAATTAAAGTAATAACTGTTTTAAATACAGTTGCTCGAATAGCACACTCTACATTGCCTAAAAAGAAAGTCTCATCTCCATAGTTTAAATCTTCCATCCCTCCTGTGAAATATTCTCCTAAATTGTAAGTTGAACCAGAGTCGTAATCCTCTTTAGATATTATAAACTGATGAGCTTGCAGATATGTAGGGTCAATTGTGTTGTCACTAGTTTCTCCTGTGTATAAACCATTCCCTGTTCCTCCTGAACTGACTAAAACCCAACCTTCTGTTGGTATTGAGTTCATATTGTCAATAGAAGTTGTTTCAACTTCCTTCACAAGAATTTGAACTTTATTAGAAGACCAACCTGTTCCTGAATATGAAACAAACCCAGCTTCATTCCTCATATAAGGAAATGACCCAGCAGGGAAACTTACATTTAAAAACTTAGAAAAACCAACTCCGTCTGTTTGGCCTTGAATCCTTGATATATAATTGCAGTGCATTGTATCTTCGTAACCTAAGCTTTCTGTTTCACTAAAATCTTTGTTATTAGATATATAAGAAACAAAGTAAGTGTAATCTGACTTACAAAAACCTGATGCAGTTGACGTGGTTAATGGAGCTAAAGGTGAATCTACAAGTCTAACATTAGGTTTTGGAAGAGTCCAATTTCTGTTTGACTTGTAGCTTAAAGCAGCTAGAAGCTCAGGGTCTGTGATTACAAATATTTTTAATTTATGATAAACTCTACCAACTGGTGTTGATGTGTTTGAGCTTCCGTCATATAAAATTCTAAATGAAGTCCCTGCTGATGAGTCAAAATAATCAGCACTTGCAACATCAGACAATCTAAGCCCAGCCAACAACCCAGTTCCGGGTTCGCTTTCGTTTTGATGCCATAAAACATGAGGTATATCTAACTTTACAGATCCAGCGACTAATTGTTCAGCGTAAGTGTTTCCTGAACTTAAGTTTGTGTAGTGAATTATTCCAATTGATCTGTAATTATCCTCAAACCCTAAATATTTTTTTGTTCCATTATATTCTAAAGAACCATAAGAAGTGTACCCTAATATTGTGTTAGTAGTTCCAATCTCTGATGAAGTTCTAACTATGTTCATATTCCAAACCTTAGTAGTTTCAGTTACAGCTGACCCCCAATAAGACTCTACTTCAGAATTCGGATAAACCCAATAAGGAATCTCTTCTGACCCTGAGCCTAGGGATGGCAACTCTCTATCAACAGTCATGGTTGTTCCATCAACTTCTGTTACTTTATACCAAAGAGACACAAAGGGAGAGTTAGAAAGGTTTGGAGCTACATCGTAAGTTCCCATTCCAGAAAACCACCTAATATGGAGTAAGTCTCCTACATTTGCTGTAGTTTCTATGGAATCTGCATCTAGCTCTTTCGTTGCTCCTGATACGTTGTCGTAGGTAGTAAAGCCTGAAAACAAATAACTAGCATCATCTAATTTATAACTAGCATCATTGATAGTTGTTGTTCCAGTACCCTGTGAGAGCCAAGCCCCCAGATTTTGTGTTTGTGCCGTTGCTACACTTCTGCTTGAGAATACCTGAGCATCTCCTAGTTGATAGAAAGATGAGCCATCAAAATTTGTTGATGGCAAAATAGGGTGGTCATCTTTTGGAGACAAAACTCTATTCTCAGGAATGCAATAAGATGTACTTTCTCTTGCGATTCCATAATTTATTTCTCTATCTGAAAATACGGCTTTATTAAAGGTAAGACTCCCTAAGGATAAAAGTCTCCTTCCAGTATCCGTTAATTTGACATTTATAAATGTCTGCGGCTCTTGCGGCAAATAACTCATTTCTTATCTTCTTTTATTTATTCTAAATAGAACTCAAAAAAAATAATACCTTTAATTTCAAAAGTAAAGAGTTTACTTTTATTTTGGGAATTATTTATAACAAAGACATATTCTAATGCCATTTGATTTACCAAACACAGCGAGTACATTATCACCATTCTTTTCACCGGGAGAGGATTTAAGGTATTTTGCAACCACGCCTAACTCAATTTCAACTATTGGAGACTACCGTGTGGATAGTAATTTAGACCAAGACTCTATTAATAGAACCTTAAGAAATCTTAGTTTCGATCAATATGAGTCTTTAAACTCGATGAAAGCAACGGGTTCTAGTTTTTCTGACAAAATTAGTGTTTTTGTTCAGCAGCAAGAACTTAATTTAGATTTCAAGAAACCTCATAATCTTACTTATTTTTCAAGCTTTAAGACAGAATCAGTAAAAGGTATAGCTGAAATAATATCTACGTTTCCTTATGCTATATATGTTACATCAGGAGTCTCTAGTGTTGAGACTTTGTATGATTATTCTAGAGTTCAGGATATAAATACCAATAAAATTGAATCAACTTTTAAAATACCTACGGACTCCCTAGTTAATCAAGGAAATGTTCTTCTAAATTCTGGATATTCTTATAACAACAATAGTTTGTTTAATAATTCTAGCGATTATGTGATTCACTTTAAAGATGAGCTTTCAACTGGGTCTACGAATCCAAAGTTTCAGATTTTAAAATATGTATTTTCAGTAGACTGTTTAGAGGTTACTGTTAAAGGTGATTTATTAACAGGTCAATCTGTTGTTGATTCTTATAGTGATTTTTATATAGCACCTTCTCCTAAAGTTATTTATAAATTTAAAAAAGAACTCACTCCACTTAAAAATCAATTAATTTTTAGTGGAAAATATAAAATAGCAAACCCTATATTGGATGACGGGTCTACTATAGAAGTGACCTACGAATGGCCTAAATCTGTGGATGGATACAACCCTGATACCTACGGCACTGATTTTGAGACTTGGAAGTTTGATTTTTTAGATTTCTCTGAAACCCTAGATTGCGACAAAACTAATATCATGGCTCAGACTATGATACCAGATGCATATTTTGATTTCGATAGTGATAGTAATATATACGCAAATATAACTCAATCTCACGCACAAGAGTTTGATGTTATCAAACAATACATTGACGGTCTTGTTTATGCTCACACAGCAACCTATGATGGGACAGAATCAGTGCCTGATAAATTTATTTTTAAGCTTTCTAAGCTACTAGGGTTTGATTTATCTCCTCAGTTCAATGAAGTGGATTTGTTAAGATACCTATCTGGAGATGAAGATGGAGAGGGGAATTCGGCTGCATCTTTTAACCTACAGCTTTGGAGAAAAATATTAACAAATATCATTTGGTTATTAAAAAGAAAAGGAACAAGAGAACCTCTTCTTTGGGTTTTCCAACTTATTGGAGCGCCAGAGTGCATGGTAAGGCTTGATGAGATTGTGTATGACATAACAACGGCTGCTTCTTCTGGTGACACAGGCACTCTCCTAGAAGGTGAGTTGTCTTTTAAGTCAAAAATAAATGGATTCCCTGACTATCAAGTAAATCCGTTTATTTTTCAAGAGGGAGGTTTAGGTAGAGGTAATGGAATGAATTATATTGATTACTGGAGACCTCAATATGACCCAGTATTAAGGTTCGATAATGTTAAAACTCAGTCTGGAGATACTGTTTATTTTGGTACTGAAAATATCATTAACTCTAAACAACTATACTGCGCTCTTGATCCTGCCCAAGCAATTGAGTGTAACGTGCATGAGTGGTATCAATTATCAGGAACTGTTTGGAATTACTCTTATGACGATATCAGTTTAGCTGATTGGGATTATCCGTTCCAATGGGTTCCAGAAGATCAATACGCAGCTAAGCCTACTGGTGCTACTGAGCATATATCAGGAATGACTCATCAAGAGTATATGACTTTTTTGTTTACTAACAACGTAGACCCTAGAACTAGGAAAACAAACGACCAAAGCCATACTACTTTTTATTATCCAGCTTTAAAAAATATTTACCTGAATTACTCATTCTTGAAACACCCTATTTCAAGTAGAATCACAATGAGTAAACTTGAGAACTTCATCAAACTAATCGAAAGAAAGTTCTTCAATTATGGAAAACAATTATTACCAGCCACTTCTATACTTTTAGCTCAAGGTGTGATTTACAGAAACACTGAGTTCCATAGAGAAAGATTTATTTATAAAGACGGAATTAACAAAGGATCTGAGTTTAAGGTGGATATTTCTCAACCAGAATCTGTGGTGTTTTTAACAGAAGTGTTAGGCGAAGTAAATGAAGAAATAGATGGCTCAGTTGACATAATTGAAGTTTCAAACGAAATAAGCCAAGAAATAGAAGGGTTGGTCAATTTAATTGATGTTTCAAACGAAATTACAATCGAAATATCTACCTCTATTAATACCTACAACATTGTTGTTGAAATAAGCGATGACTCTGAGGATACAACAGATGTTTCTGAGGTTGATTTTCCTCTTTTTTTAGATGACATTTCTAATATCATTGTTGAAGATGACATTTCTAATATCACTGTTGAAGATTAATTTTCGTATATTTGTCTTATGTATAGAAAATTAAAAAGAACTTGGTCTCACAACAACCTCAACTACATCCCTAACTTTTTTAAAGTTTTCCCTGAGTTATCAAAACTCGATGACGAGGAGTTAGTTGACAGGTTCGGTGAGCTTGGCGTAGACTTCTTTTCTGAAGAAAAAACACCCGTAAGATTATGGGTTAGATTGACGCTCCCTTTCGCTTTATTGACATTTATAATAATGTTTATAGGTATCCCTTTTGTTTTTATTTTTACTGGAAAATGGGGATATAATATTGGAAATAAAAACTATGTACTTAACTGGTTTAAGTCTTTAGGTCTACAATAATTTAAGCTCCTAGAATATTATTAAAAGTTTGAGTTAAATCAGGGTTTACAATTCTTTCTTTGTAATCTAATTCACTTGATGTAAATTGAGATTTCCTTTTAATTAAATTAAATTCTCTGAACAAAAATCCATTCTCATCAAATACTCTGTACTTTCCGTTTCCATTATCTCTAATTGAATTTCCATATAAGGCGTATGAGAGCGTTTTTATTGTTTGATCAACCATTTCTACTATAATTACGTTTGGATCGAAAGAAGTGGCTGTAATGAGTATCTTCTGACCTGCATTACCTAAGTTTACTTGTTGAGAATTTGAAATCAAACTTCTTTCGTCTGGAGTTAAAGTTAAAAACAAGTTTGTCCCATTTGGGTCAAGCACATAAGTGTTTGAGCTAGAGTTTGAATTATTATTGTTTGTAGACACTGAAACAACTTCTGATGAGGTCACTATTCTGTGGAAGTTTTTTGTCTTAACTCCATTTGCATCAAAGTATTCAATCATATATCCGATTAAAGATCCGGGAGATTGAAACTGAAGTTTAGGGATTATTATCCCTTTCTTTGAAATCTGAATCTCTGTATCTGTGTTGGTGACTACAACAGAACAATCGTGAATTGTTGTCTCAAAAGATTTAGGTTTTAGTAAGACTG